AGAATATTCTTGATCGTAGTTTGATTGGTAAAGCAGGTGTGGTCACTGGTATGGTCGGTAGTAAACCTACTGTTAAGTTTGCGAACGTTAAAACGATTGTTGTATCTCCCAACGATTTGATACTCAATGCGTCAGTCGAACTTGATGAAGCGACTTACATGATCACTATCGATAAAGGCACTTATGGTGGTGTCAAGTCTGACGGTCAACCCATATTGGTCAAAGCGAAATCAGTAAGAGATGCTACTACCAAGGCCGCAATGAAAGTCAAAATCAATCCTAAACTTGTACCAACCGGCGGATTCAATGTCAAAGTGAACAACAAAGAATCGGTTCAACATACCTTCTTCTCATTACGTGAAGCACGTAGAGATGCCGCAAAGGATCTGTACTTCGATACGTATTCTGCGGCAATTCAGAAAGCAATCAATACCACTTTCGACAAAAACAAGTTAGAAGTTGATGCAGAGGATTACTATCAGAAAGTGAATATGGGTCCAGGAAAGCCAGGTCGTGGTAAGACTACTCGTCACACACTTGATCTTTTAGATGTTAAAACTCAAAAACCAAGTCGTAAGAAGTTACACATTCAGATCTACAATCGTGAAACTGATAAGAACCCATACGAACTAAACTACTACGTGAGTTGATATGAAATCATTTAGTCAACATCGAGTAGACGAAATTGATTGTAAGTGTGAGTCGATTCACGAAGAATTGATTCTTGAGTCAGCAGAGTATCAAGGTAAGAAGGTTACTCTGAACGATCCTGTTCGAGGCGGCAGTAAGAAGTTTTATGTCTATGTCAAGAACGACAAGGGTAATATTGTAAAGGTATCGTTTGGCGATCCAAACATGGAAATCAAACGAGACGATCCAGAACGAAGGAAGAATTTTAGGGCAAGACACAACTGCGACAATCCAGGCCCTAAGTGGAAAGCAAAATATTGGTCTTGTCGGCAATGGCGCGCTGGCGCGAAAGTAGACAGCTAAATATAATCAAAATAATAAAAAGAGAACCGCGATATGACAGCAAGAGTTACCCAAAGCGATAGACTTGACCGAATTGAGGATAAAATCGACAAGATGTCCGAAGCGATTATAACTCTCGCGCGAGTCGAAGAAAAGATTTCTGATCTTGAACTCAGAAGAGAAGAACAGCATATGAGACTAAATAGATTATCTGAAAAAATAGATAGTATTGATTCTCACGTGACTTCGCTAGTCGAAAATGTATCGTTTATGAAGAAACTTGTTTGGTTCTTTTTTGCGACAATAGCAACGTTAACTATATCAGTTATATTGACCCCTGGACTATAAAGGAATACACACGGAGTAAGAAATGAAATCAAAAGAAATTCAAAATGTAATGAAAGCGTGGCAGGAGGTCATGGAGAAAAAAACTCTGGATCCTGTCGATAAAAAGGCGCTTAACAAAGACTTCGATGATCGTGAAGATAAGGACATCGACAACGACGGAGATACTGATTCGTCCGATGAATATCTGCACAATCGTCGTAAGGCTGTTAGTAAAGCAATGTCTAAAGGCAAAGGAACTAAAGGTCAAGTTGACAACACTTCAGTCAATGAGGAAGACAAAGCTATCAAGAAAGTAGTCAAGCTCAAAGGCTTTGGTCCAGACGCTGGTAAAAGCAACATGAGTAATCCAGCAGCTAGAGCTTCTTTGATGAGAAAGTCGATGAAGAAAGAGTCGGTGGAACTTGGTGAAGCATTCAAGAAAGGTGATTCAGTAACTGTAAAGAATGCTCGTAAGTATGATTCACTAGCAAAACCAACTGTGTCGGGTAAAGTTATTGGCATGAACGGTTTAAAGGTTATGGTTCAAGTTGGCACAGGACAAATGAATGTTGATGTTAAAGATCTTATGAAAGAATCTGTCGAACTTGATGAACTGAGCAACGACACTTTGGGCTCTTATGCCAAGAAAAATATAAAATCTGCCTTGAAAGGTACTATGCCCAACAATAGAAGCGCTCAAAGAACAACTGGTATTAATCGAGCTTTGGATAAGATGAGAAAGAAGGACCAGTATAAAGAGGAAGTGGAGCTTGGTGAAGGTAAGATAAGCAGAAAGTTCCACAAAGCAATGACATGGAGCAAGGATTATACAGGTTCCCCAAAAGACATGGCAGATGTTATGGAACAAAAGATAAAAGAAGCCGCTAAAAAATACTCGGCTAGTCTAACTGATCTCGAATATCAACAGATTAGAAAAGCCAGTATGAGGGGTTTATTTTCTCATAAGTTCAAGCGTGTCAATGACACAGTTACTTTCCTAACCAACTCCCCTAACAAGCTAGCAAGCGACTTAGAAAAAATCATTGATTCTGGAGAGACCTCCTGGAATGAAATACTGGGCATACATGAAAACAGGGATTTCGATATGAATGAAAAACAACCGGCACTGGAAAGTTTTGGCTACATGAACGGTTTAAAGGTTATGGTTCAAGTTGGCACAGGACAAATGAATGTTGATGTTAAAGATCTTATGAAAGAATCTGTCGAACTTGATGAGCTGAGCAAAAAGACATTAGGTTCTTATATTCAAAAAGCGGTGGACACTAAATCTAAAAGATCTGTTGCTAATCTTGCGAGTAAAGGCGCGCATAAACTCGCCACGTCTGATGGCGATGATGATGGAGAAAAGGAAGATCGCAAAGCGTTTAGAAGAAGTAAGGGTATTGCTACTGCGGCTAAGAAACTCACTAGAGAAGAATTTGATTGCGCCAAGCAGGTCGCTTCAGAACAGTGGGGTTTCGGTGAATGTATTCCTGGTCAATACTCTCTGGTCGAATACACAGACGGATCTGTTGAAATCACACACTATGATGTGATGTTTGAGCATGGTATTGAGTTCGATGTGCCGGTCGAAGAGCTGACAGTTCTTATGTCCGAGTCATACGAGTACGTTACTGAATCAGAAGAACTTGACGAATCAACCTCTGTTTCAGAATTCGAAGAAGTTGTGGTCGACGCGTATCAGGAACGATCAAAAGGTATGAGAGGCGCGTTGGAACGTATGTGGGAAGCGGCCGCACAAGCAAAGACTGGTGTTGAAGGAAAGTACCAAGAGACCATGAAGAGCAAGTTCAAAGGTAAGGGCGCTAACGACATGGCAAAAGATGCGGATATGGATAATCCAGAACTCGTAGCTGATGACGAAAAAGGTCATGTTGACGCAACCAAAGCAGGACGTGTTACAAAACAGTCGCCAACTCGCGGCGGCGAAAAACGAATTGGTGATAAAGGTATAGTGAACCCCGTACAAGGTGCGGTTACAAAAACTACAGGTAAGGAATAATTATATGACTATCAAAGCGCCCAAGTGGGTTGAACAAGCAGGAGCATATCCGACAGCAAGTGGTTGGACTGTTGATCGCGGCAAAGGCAAGACTGAAGTAATAAAGGCGTCTAAGTTTGACGCTGAAGAAATTGCCGAGTGGTATGGTGAAGAACGCGCGACAGTTTCGCCTGTACAAACTTTACATGAAGCACCTCACGCTGAAGTAGAAGTTGAGAAATCCGTACATAATTTTTATTCTACTGTGTCTGAGAGTGCTGACGAAGAAGAATGAACAATCAAGTCGGCAGCGCCACCGTCGACTTAGAGAAGTATACTGATCTTGTCCTCAAGGTTGAAGAAGCTGAGGACAAGATTCGTGAAATGGAAAGTCTAACGCAAGACTTAAGAAAAACCACGGCACTCGCCAAACCACCCGAGAAGTTCACCTTTGGATCGCTATTTCGCGACGAAAATGATATAAACGAAAAATCCATAATCGGGTTTATGAGTTTTGGAATCATGGTTGCGTTTGGAATATGTGATTTAGTCACTGGGCTTATGGGCAATGATCTTCAGATATCCGACACAATATATACGTCCTTTGTTGTTGTGACTCTAGGTTCGTTCGGTATAAGCGAAGCGGGCAAAGCATTTGGTAACAAGTAGTTATCTCTGGGGCATATATACAGTATACACGCAGAGAGAATAAATGCTATGAAATGGTTAGACAAAATAATAACAGAGAAGGGTACGACGCCCACAGCAAAAGAGATATATAAAGCAAGGTGGGTGTGGTATCATACGATTCTCGCGTTTGAGATCGCATTCACCAATATTCTTTTGATAGCAATATTATCGGTGCTGGCGTATAAACTATAATGAAATTATTTGATGAGTTGACTGACGAAAATTTCGAGTTGTTTGCTGTTCGAAATTATTATAATCCGACATGGATTGATGCTGATGAATTCTATCAAGACCTAAAACGTTTCAAATATATAAAAAGACTCTTGACAAAATACTTGGAGACGGATCAACTCTCCACAAATTTATTATTGAATCACCTTGTTGTAATTATGAACGTATTTGGTTATGACGCAGGTCTAAAAATGCTTGAACACAAAATCGATCAGAAATACTATCCGATACTAAAGCCCTTTCTTATATATCTAAAGGTCATAACAAACGATCAATATGTAGGGATATCTATGGACAATAATGTTATAGAATCCTTGAGGAAATTATAATGTCATTAGCATCACGCGCAGGCGATCTTTATTATACGTTTCGTTTTGTCAAATTGCTGACAACTCCATGGGAAGAAACGGATGCGTATGAGTTGGGAATAATTGATGAGAATGGTAAACGAATAAGCTCTAAATCTATTCAGACGTCTGCCGAGAAGAGCGCATATACAACCTTTCATCGATTAGTTTTCAATATCAAACGTTTGATCAATAAAGCACCTGGTGGAAGTAGTAAGATTGCTAGTTACGCTTCAGCTTTGTTTTTACTAAGAGAACAACTAAAATTATCAGACGAAACCTTAAAGTCTATTATACTAAAAATGGATCTTCAAGTCAATGATTTTATTGTAGAAAATTACGAATGGTACATTCTTAATGACAAACAGTTGACAAAAGGTACGTATCGAATCCGCGAAGAAAAACTTTTGTCTTCAAATTGTCAGGATTTAGTGAAACCAAACGACAAGATTGTTGTTTATCAAGGCGCTTATCCGATAGGAAATGTTTTAGGAATAGATGTATATGAAGCGATACATTTAGCGACCAATCAACCTGTATACGTTACTCCAGGAGAGATATACAAATGAAAACATTCAAGCAAATGTTTGACGAAGAAATGATGACAACCGGCGACGCGGGTATTCCACAAGACACTCGCGATATGGGGCCCAAGAAAAAAAGAAAATCCAACATTCTTACTCGTAATTACATAGAAGTGGCAGGAAAACGAAAAAGATTATCGAAGTGAGGATTGATGTATGAGCGCATTACTTGGTTCGTTATTAGGTTTTAGTGGCAGTGTAATTCCTGCCATTACTGACTATTTCACCAGAAAACAAGACCAGAAGTTCGAACTGGCAAAGATGGAAAAGAAAGCGGAGTTGATCAGTAATGGTTATACTCACGAGATGGCAATGTTTGAACAACAGGCAAGTGACAAAGAACACGAACGCCTGATCGAACACGACATATCAATCAATCGTGGTTCTGGTTTCATTTCCGCGCTTCAGAAGTCAGTTCGACCAGTCATCACATATTCCTTTTTCATTCTATTCGCGACAGTTGAGATAAGTCTATTACAAAAGGCGATGTCGTTGAATGTTCCATTCGATGAAGCGCTAGCTCTGGTATGGGATGAAGACACACAGGGAATCTTTGCCGCTGTTATGTCATTTTGGTTTGGCAATCGCGCGTTTGAGAAAGCGCGATATCTGTCAAAATAGAAATTGACAAAACGAAGCATATAATATATAATAATCAATTATGTAACTACCGAAAGGTTTATGTTATTCTTACGCGCGTGAAAGAGAGCGATATAAATGAAAGTGAAAATTAATAAAAACCGAGACGAACTACTTGAAGACTATGCGGTAGGTATGCTCAAAGACTTCTATCTAATCGAAAATGAGTCATCGCCCCAAGAAGCATATGCTCGAGCATCCAAGGCGTGGTCAAAATATAAAGATGAAATGGACGAAGGTCTTGCTCAAAGACTCTATGATTATGTTTCAAAAAAATGGTTTATGTTCGCGTCACCTGTCTTATCGAATGCGCCCAACGGTGAGAAGAAAGGCAAAGGAATGCCCATCTCCTGTTTTCTCTCTTACGTGCCAGACACGCTTGAAGGTCTAATTGATCACAGTTCCGAGCTAAGGTGGTTATCAGTCTATGGAGGCGGTGTAGGCGGACACTGGAGCGATGTTCGCACAGTATCGGATATTGCCCCAGGTCCAATTCCATTTTTACACACCGTAGACGCAGACATGATCGCATATCGTCAAGGCAAGACTCGCAAGGGGTCGTATGCCGCCTACATGGACGTATCTCATCCAGATATCGTGGAATTTCTAAACATGCGCATTCCAACGGGCGACGTGCAACGAAAAGCGTTGAATCTCCATAATGCGATCAATCTTACCGATGAATTTATGGACGCTGTTATAAATAATAAGACATTCGATCTAAGAGACCCCAAAGATGGCGCCATCAAAGAGACTGTCAATGCTCGTAAGTTGTGGGAACGAATTATTGAGATTCGTTTCCGAACTGGAGAACCGTATCTCAACTTTATCGACACAGCGAACCGATATCTGCCACAGAATCTTAAGGATCTTGGTCTTCGTATTAACGGTTCCAATCTCTGCAACGAGATTCATCTGCCAACTTCTGCTGACCGCACTGCTGTTTGTTGCCTATCCTCACTTAACCTAGAATACTACGATGAGTGGAAAGACACTTCGATTGTGCGCGATCTTATTCGTATGCTTGACAACGTCTTGCAGTACTTTATCGATGAAGCGCCAGATACAATATCAAGAGCGAAGTATAGTGCTGAACGAGAGAGATCTATCGGACTTGGTGCAATGGGATTTCATTCGTTGTTGCAAAAACATGGTGTTGCGTGGGAAAGTGAAACTGCAAAAGAAATCAATAATGTGGTATTTTCACATATCAACAAAGAAGCCATCGCCGAAACTGAACTTCTCGCCCAAGAAAGAGGCGAGTATCCCGATGGTATTGGAACAGGAAGACGTAACGCCCATCTGCTTGCTGTTGCACCTAACGCATCCTCTGGTGTCATACTGTCCACCAGTCCTTCGATAGAACCCACAAAGGCGTGCGCATATACTCATCGTACTCGTGCAGGTTCGTTTCTGGTCAAGAATAAGTATTTGGATCGATTACTCACCGAACGAGAAATGAATAACGAATCAACATGGACGTCGATCATTACTAACAAAGGTTCGGTACAACATCTGCCATTCTTAACAGAAGGCGAGAAGGCGGTGTTTAAGACTGCGCAAGAACTTGACCAGAACTGGGTGGTACAACATGCCGCAGATCGTCAGAAATATATTTGTCAAGGTCAGTCAGTCAACGTGTTCTTCCCTTCTGGTGCACAGAAATCATATGTAAATGAGGTACATATAAGAGCATGGAAGGAAGGTCTAAAGGGACTGTACTACCTACGCACCGAAGCAAAGAATCGCGCCGAGAACGTCTCAGAGAAGGTGGAGCGAGTCGCATTACAGGATGACGCGCGATCTCTTGTGTATAGTAAGAAGAACTGTCCATTCTGTGCAATGGCAATGGAAGAACTGAAACTGCGTGGTATACCATTCGATAAGATTGATCTTGAAGAGATTGGTAAGACTGCAGCAGAAGTGACCGGTCGTAAGGTCAACACCGTACCCCAAATCTATATTGAGGGACAGTATGTTGGTGGTTATGAAGAACTGATGGCGTTTTTAAATAAACCAGTTGAATCTGGAAATAGTGAAGAATGTTTAGCATGTGAGGGCTAGATTATGAAATATTATCGTGTAGAACCTAAGAGTAAAAAATCTGTTGTCGAGACTGAGTATTTTTCTCGTGAAGACGGAGTTAGAATTTCTGTTGAAGTAGGTTGGCGATGGGGCGAGTATGTGCTTCATGTGCCCGAGACCGACGAAGAGCTACAGTACTGGCTCGATAATCGATGGGACATTACAAAAGAAGAGTATGACGAAGAGCCAGAGTGCTATTCAACTTTGCCAGATCCCGAAGACGATACACTTGAACTAGAAGATTGGGAGCATAAAATGCTTTCGACTTGGGACGGATGTTGGGAAAAATATGAAGTCTACGCAGGCTATAATTCAAAGGTCGAATTGACTGAAGAAATGAAAGACGAGATTATGGAAACCTTAGAAGAAGAAGGTCCGTCTGCGTTCTGGGAAGAACAGGAAGAAGATCATCCTTTATATGGGTTCGAATACGAAGATTGTTCGACAGTGATATATAATGGATTTACACTCGTCGAATGTGACGAACACGGAAATCCGTTAGACTCACAGTAAGAAAAATAATTTAAAAATACAAGGAAAAATAAATGTCTCTACTTGAGTTTAGCAAAGCATATCGCCCGTTTCATTATGAGTGGGCCGTTGAATTAGCGAAGAAACACGAAGAGATCCACTGGATTGAAGATGAGCTTGAGCTGTCAGAAGACATACAGGATTGGAAAACAAAACTTTCAGAAGATGAAAAGGAATTTATCACTCAGGTTCTTCGACTCTTCACTCAGTCAGACGTACAGGTAGGCGAGAACTATCACGAGCTGTTGATACCCAAGTTTAAAAATAACGAAGTGCGTAATATGCTTTCTTCGTTTGCGGGTCGAGAAGCAGTCCACCAACGCGCCTATGCGCTCCTGAACGATACTCTTGGTCTACCCGACGAAGAGTACCACAAGTTCCTTGAATACAAAGAAATGGCGGACAAGATCGACTTTATGAAACAGGGCGATTGCTCATCTCATAGCGGACTTGCCCTCGCCCTCGCTCAATCAGTATTCAACGAAGGTATGAGTCTGTTCTCATCGTTTGTGATGCTATTGAATTTCCAACGCTTTGGTAAGATGAAAGGTATGGGTACTGCTGTCGAGTGGTCGATTCGAGACGAGTCTTTGCATGTACAGGGTAACGCTAAACTTTTCCGCACGTTTTGTGACGAACACCCTCGCATTGTCAACGACGAACTCAAGTCAAAGATCTACGAGATGGCAAAGAATGCTGTACAACTTGAAGACAAGTTCATTCAACTGGCGTTCAAGGGTAATGTGGTAGAA